GTCGATATCAAAGCTATCGGCGCCGTCCTCGATCTCGATGACACGGCTCTCCATGACTACGCCGGGGGCGTTCTCCAGAGTGACTGTGATGTTCATGTGGTTTCTCCATTTCCGTAGCCGACCATCTGGACGCGAGCCATGTTGACCAGACACTTGAACGGATTGGCAAGCCCGAGCCTCCCCACGCGGTTCAGCAGCACCCACTGCGCGGCGTGATAGCCGAGACGCGGAAATAATTGGTTCGGCCCACGCCGCAGTAGTTAGCCACGGCAATCAGTCCAGAATGCGGTACAAGGTCCGCGCCTCGGGGTGCTGGTGGGCGTACTCCATCAACCCGGTATATTCGTATACAAGCCGGTCATATACCCGCGTGTTGTCCTGAAACCGGAACAGCAGGTGATTGACGGCGAGGATCGTCAGGGCGAGGCCCGCCGCCTCGCGGCTGATCCGGCCCCCGTCGAAGCAGGAGACTTCCGAGGGCCGCCAGTCGTAGGCCCCGGTCTGGATCGGCTCATCGCCGGCGCAGGCCGAGACCGGGCCAACTGGCGGGATCATGAAGCCAGCGCCCGAGGGCGTCTCCGCGAAGTCCCACACGCCGCCGTGGTAGCCGTCGAGGTAGCGATCCGCGTAGGCGTAGATCAGGCTCTCCACGCGGATCATGGCGACCTGCGTGAAGTGATTGGGCAGGAACGCCATCCGGCGCGGGTGCTCGGGTCCGATGATGACAAGACCCGGCTGCATGGCGGACAGCGGAACAGGCTTCAATACGGCATTCATGGGGGCCTCCTTGGGCATGTGTGAGTGTGCAAGTTCCTTATACTCGCGTTTCTGAGCATGTGCAAGGACTTTACACAAGGCGGGGACAGGCGTATAAGGGAGACGCACATTCACCACCCGGAGGGCACACCATGCCAGCAACCAAGCGCGAGCCTGCCAATGCGTTCTACCTGCGGCAGTTGCATCCCCTTATCGGTCAGCGCGTCAAGGCGACGATCACCGACGCCGACGGCGAGTTCTTCGGCCTGTCGTTCGTGGACGCAGACGGCAGGGAAACCCTGCTGTGGTTGCAAAATGACGACGAGGGCAACGGACCTGGCAGCTTCACGATGGAGGAACATACATCATGAATCCCGAACAGGGCGCGCAATTGCTGGCCGTGGTCAAGGCGCTGCTGCCGTTGGCCGAGTGCGAGGCCGAGGGCCGTTGCGCGCTGGTGGACAGCATCGAGGCCGAGACCGATGCGAAGGATGCGACCCGCATCTGCACCGACGCGCAGGCCATCATTGCCCGCATCGAAGGCCCGCAGCCGAAACTGCCGACCGATTGGGTATGCCCGACCTGCGGCAGTGACGAGATTCAGACCCCCGCATGGGTGTGGCTGAATACTGGCGTGGACACCTGTGACGAGGGGCCGGTGTCGGGTTACTACTGCATTCAATGCGAGGAATTGTTCGGGGAGGGGCACATCACGACCGTGGTAGCGCGGAGCGTGTACGAGGGCGAGCGTGACGAGCGCCCGCGTTGCTGGCATTGCGACGGCACCGGATTTGAGCCCGGTGGCCGCGATGGGGACACCTGCAATCTGTGCTTCGGATCAAGGATGCAGCCCCCATCCTCATGTCGCGCGGAGGGCGCAACACCATGAATCACGATAGCCTGCCAACGTGCTGCTGCCATCGCTGCCTCGTCAAGAAGGGGTACCGCACGGAATTGAGCCTGACCCGCTTGCAGGTCGCCGCCATTGTCGTGCTGCTGGCCGTGTGCATCGTGGTCCGCTTCGTGACCGTGTACTAAATTGCCCGTGGGGGCGTGTGCGGGGGCGGCGCCCGTGGCCGCCCCTTTTCTTTTCCCGAGCCGTGGTGTATAAAGAAATTGCACACTCATCCATGGAGCACACCATGAGCACCGACACACAGACCCCGCTCACCGACGCGGCGCTTTTCAATCATTCCGAGAAAACGCGCATTGCCTCGCTTGAAGTAGTCGCCGCCGTTGCCGAAGTCTCGCGCCGTCTTGAGCGCGACCGCGCCGAATTGATCGCGGCGCTGGCCAAGTGCGTGACCGACAATCCGGGGTCCGCTTGCTTCAACACTGGCCGCAAAACCCGCCGCTTGGAAGCAATCAATGAGACCGTCAGCGCCGCGCTCGCACGGGTGCAGTCATGACCCGGCTAATTAACAGCGAAGAATTCTACCGTGACTTAGGTCGCAAAGCCGGCCGCGCGATGCGGCAAGGCGACGCCGGCATGTACCGGCAGATACGCGACCTATTTTTTCAACGCGCGCGCGACTTGGAAGGCAAAGAGTGGCGCGGGCATATAGTCGCGGCCTATGAATCAGGATACGCCGAAACTGGCAAGGTGCGGTCATGACAACCGACACACCCGGCGCAGCCAAGCGCCAGACGCGCGCGGTGACGGGCGCTTCATTGCATGACGATGCACGCATCGTCGCCATCCTGGCCCTGTTGCGCGATGCGGACTCGGCCCTGTCCGCGTACATGATCGACGAATGCGAGGATACATTCGACGAATTGCCGGAAGCGGACGGCGCGCGCGAATTGGTGCTGGAAGCGATAGACCTGCTGGAAGGAAAGCCGGTCGTGGATCACGAGGACGAGGCAATCAGGGCGGCGGACCTGCTAAACGAATGCCTGTCCGCGTTGAACGATGCGCGCGGGTTCGGGTACGCCCACGACAGCGAACGGCGCCGCAGTTACGACCTTGCCGCGAAGATCGAGCGCCATCTGATTGAAGCGGGCCGCGCCCCGCCGTATCTGCAACACCGGCACGACTACGGGCGCAGCCTGAGACAGCGCAAAGCCGAGACTGACGGAAAATCGACGCGAAGCACCTAGCAAGCTCACAGTCCCGTCAGGTCGAGGCAGGGGCGCAGGTCGCAAGGCTTGCGCCCCGTTCTCATGCCGTGTATAAAGCAATTGCACACACTCACAACATGCCCACGGAGGCACACGGCCATGAATCTCACGCTCTACTGCAAGCACGGCAACCGCTACCGTCCTGCCGATATGACCGCGGTCTATGCAGCGGTCCGCGAGGTGGCGCAGCAAGACTTCAACGCCACGCGCCCGCTGCTGGCGAGTCCGACGGCGTCAAGGGATTTTCTGCGGCAACGCATGATCGGGCTGGAACACGAGGTATTCCTAGTCGTGTTCCTAGACAGCCGGCACCGAGTCATCGAATGCCGCGAAATGTTCCGTGGCACGGTGGACGGGGCGAGCGTCCATCCGCGCGAGGTCGTCAAGGAGGCGCTGCGGCTGAATGCCTGCGCCGTGATCGTCGCGCACAATCATCCGTCTGGCATCGCGGATCCGAGTCAGGCCGACGAGGTCATTACCACCCATCTGCGGGACGCCTTGGGCTTGGTCGAGATACGCCTGCTGGATCACCTGATCGTCGGCGGCGACAAGGTGACGAGTCTTGCCGAGAAGGGCTTGATCTGATCCTGACGAGGGCGGCAACCGGGGCGCAGGTCGCAAGGCTTGCGCCCCGTTCTCATGCCGTGTATAAAGCAATTGCACACACTCACACAACCCACAAGGGGACGACCATGGATGAACAGGAATACAGCGATTATCTGGATCACAGCAATGAGTGGATCATGGAAGGCATGAGTGGCCGCGCGTGGGATGACGAGGACGACCTGATCGACGGCGTGGGCTTCGCCGATCCGGGCGGCAACAGTGCGCTGCGTGCCGCGACCCGCCGCAACCCGCGCAACCTGCCGTGCCCGACCTGCAAGGCGCCCAATCGCCTGACGCCTGCCGACCGCGCGCGCGGCTACTGACAGAACAGAACCAAGGAGCAACGCACCATGGACTTTATCGACATTGCCAAGAAGCACGGCTTGTACGTCGGCGCCGCCCGGTTCACGCAACCCGGCTATGTGTGTCTCGGCCAGTACCGCAGCGGCGAGACGGCCATCGAGATACTCGGCGAGGACGGCGAGCCGCAGGCGACTGCGAGCGTGGCGCTCGCGCCCTACGGCGCCCGCGTCACCGGCCCCGGCTACGTCTGGCTCAAGGGATGGAGCGAGAACGAGGGCCTGCCGGAGGCGCTGGTACAGGCTGGCATCGTGCGCCTGACCGGGCGCGTCCACGCGACTGGCTTCGTCGAGGCGTTGGAGGCCGAGGTCATCGGCAAGGCGCGCGAGGTACTGGCCTGTCAGCGCGGCGAGCGCGCCCGCGCGGGTAGTGACATCAGCACTGCAGGAGCGGTAGCATGAACACCGCGAGCAAGAGAGACTTTCTGGAACGCACCAACAACGGGACCAGCTTCGTGGGCAGCGATATAAACATCTATCGCTGCCATGTGGTCGCCTTGGCCCTGCGCCTGTACGCCAAGACCGGCATGAAGGCGAACCGCGCCTACACCCCGACCGCGATGCTGCGGGTCGCCATGGAGGAAACCGGCGAGCGGTTCACCGGCAAGGACAAGTACCTGCGCGCTGCCGACGCGCTCGACGCCAAGGCCCACGCGGCGAAGGAGAGGCCGTGCACATGAGCACCCCCGACACCCGCCACGGTCGCCTGCCGATCTTGGGCATCACATGGACGGGCTTCGCCACGCTGGCCGAGGCGACGGCATTCGCCGCATGGGCGGAACGCTCAATCAGGCACGACCGGCACCCGTGCGAGGCGTTCATCGAGCGCCGCCACGACATGCCGTCCGAGGGGCGCTACGAGGTCAAAGTCAGGAACTGGTAAGCGGGCGGGGGCGGGGGAACCCCAAGGGCAATCCCCGCCCCCCGAAGGGTCCATGGCATGGCAGACTGGACCCTGATAAGGCTATCGGATACGGTCTATCCTCATGACCACCCAAGCCAACCCCACAAGCTCGCTTCAGGTAAGCACCCCTCTGAGCCTGCCTCCATTCAAGACCCCTCGCCCCGTAGAGTTAAACGAGCAACAGGCAACCTTTTGCAAGTGGTATGCCTTGATCGGCAAGGGAAAAGAGGCAGCACTCAAGGCCGGATACTCCCTGCTGAATGCAAAGAATCAGAGCACGGGGCTGAAGAAACGAGAGACTGTCCGAACCTACATCCGCGCCCTGCAAAACGAGCTTGCGACGGGTCAGACTGTCGGCGCTGTCTCGCGCGAGTGGGTCGTGGACCAGTATCGCGGCATGGCCGAGGTTCGCGGGGATCAATTCACCACGGTTGAGAACGGGATTACGCGGTACAAGCGGCCCGATGAATTGACCGAGGTCCAGCGGCTTGCCGTGCGCGAGGTCAGGATCGCCCACGTCAAGGCGACGTACAGCAAGGAAGGCGACCTGCTATCCCCGGCTCATGACGTGGTGACCGGCTACGATCTGTACGATGCACACGACGCTCTCGTCGCCTTGCGCCAGCTTGAAGGCATGGACCGGCAGAAGGTTCAGGTCGATCACACACACCGCCACAATCACCGGGTCGCAGGCCTGTTCAAGTTCGTGGCCGAGCGCCAGATCACATCAGAAACAACCGCGCGCCTACGTGCTCGACACGGGAATGCTGGCGCTCGCGTCATAGAGCACGAGCCGCAGGCGCCGATGCTGGCTGATCAACGCGCCCTGCGCGTACTGAAGGGCGTGTGACATGCGGCGCATCACGCAATGCAATGCGTCACCCCCGCCACCGGCCCACCCGGCCACTCACGAGGTACCCCTGCCGGCATCCGGGCATGCCGCAACCCGCGCGCCCGGAAGTGAAGAATCATTAATTCCACCCCCTCCCGCCGCAATTTTTTTTTGCCGCCACAGAACATTTTTTTTTTGGCGCGGCAGAGAAATTGCGTTTTGACCAGGATTTTTCCCGCATCTTCGGAGACAAGTCATGACAACGCTCGACAATCCGAAATATGCCCGTGGTGGGATCACCGACTATCGCAACTATCTGAAGCGGGTAGCCCTGGTATTTCGCTGGCGTGAGGACATGCCGTCGATCCAGTTGGCCGAGTGGGCTGAGGCGAAGTTGCCGCCTGGGGTGTACCGGGTGCGTTACGACAATGATGCCGACCATTTCGAGATCCAGGGCGGGGAGCTCGGGCCGGGGGCGCTGGTTGCGATCTGGCCGAAGCCTGGGTTGCTGCTCGAGGTGCCTGTGCCGATCTCGTACCGGGTCGATGAAGCGCGGCCGCCGCCCCTGGAAGGGGAGGTCACCGAGAATCCGCTGCTGCAGGGGACAGTGCTGTGAATCCTTGGTGGGCGCTCATCGCCGGCGCCGGCCTTGGCCTGGCGATCCTGTACCTGCTCATGCAGGCGTTCATCGGCATCCTCGATGCGCTGCTCGGCTGGTTTTCGGACCGCAACCCATGAATCAATTCAAGCCGGATTTTGGATGGCTCTGGGTTCTCGTCCTTGCACTGGTCGTGTTTTCCTTTGTCGGCTTCATGGCGTGGCGCAGCATCCGGTTCCATGATGCCTGTCGCGCCGCCGGCGGGGTGCCGCTGCGCATGGTGTGTCTCAGCCCGGACGTGGTGATCCGCCCATGATCCGGTACCAGTACTGCTGCATCGACGTGCATGGGGCCATCCCGGAAGACGAGTCTGCCTATCTTGAGACTGCAATCGACCGTAAGGTCGCCGACGACTGGCGATTGCACTCGATCGTCGTGTTGATGCCGGTCGATCATACCAGCCGGCACTTGCTGGTTTTCGAGCGTGAGCTGACTGACGGGGTGCGTGCATGAGCGTGCCAGAGAGAGCCTGTATTTCTGACTCGCGATACTCGCAACCTGTGCAACCTGGGGCAAAAAGGTTATCAATTCACCGTTTTTGTGTCGAAAAACACCTGTTTTGCACGTTTTCCAGCGAGTGTCGATTGCAGACTGGAACGATATGAGCGCGCCCAAGCTGACCGCGGTTCCGACCCAAGAACCTGTGCCGACCTTTGGCGGGAGCGGAGAGCCGTGCCCGACCTGTTTCGGGAATGGCACCGTAGTCGCCGTCGATATCCGTCACGGCATTCGTATCGAGAGCCAGGTGGTGTGCTGGAACTGCACCGGCAGCGGGGTGGATCTTAACCCGCCGCTCGGTGACGCCACGCGATGAACGCGTCGGTACCCCTGATCGAGGTCGCAGATCGCGTCCCCGACGCGCCCTGGGCATGGAAGTACCCGCACGACCCGGAGCAATGGGACGACCAGATCTGGCGCCTGCACAACCTGTACTACGTGGTCGACAAATATGGCTACCGGGTGAAGTTCCGTCCGAATTGGGCTCAGATCGACCTGCTCGAGAAGATGTGGTTCACCAACGTGATCCTGAAAGCGCGGCAGCTCGGGTTCACCACGTTCATCGACCTGTTGCTGCTCGACAACTGCATCTGGCAGCCCGACAAGAGGGCCGGCATCATCTGCCACGCCCTGCCGGATGCCGCCGTCATCTTCCGTGACAAGGTCAAGTTTCCGTTCGACAACCTGCCCGACGAGATCAAGGAACGGGCCGCGCCCAAGCTCGACTCTGCCAACGAGCTGCTGTTTGCCAATAACTCGAGCATCCGCGTCGGCACATCGATGCGTTCCGGCACGTTCAACTACCTGCACATTTCCGAGTACGGCAAGTTATGCGCCAGGACACCGGACAAGGCCCGTGAAGTCAGGACCGGAGCGCTCAATACCGTGCAGGCCGGCCAGCTGGTATTCATCGAGTCGACCGCAGAAGGGCGGGCAGGACACTTTTTCGAGTTGTGCCAGACCAGCGAGAAGCTCGCCCGTTCCGGCAAGACGCTAACTGCACTCGATTACAAGTTCCATTTTTACCCGTGGTGGCAGCACCCGGACTACGTGCTCGAGGCCGCGGACGGGGAGTACTTCATCAGCGCCGAGCTCGCCGAGTACTTTCATGAACTCGAGGTCAAGGAAGGCATCGTGCTCTCCGAGGCGCGCCGCTTCTGGTACTTCAAGAAGTCGATCGAGCAGGGCGAGGACATGCGCCGGGAGTATCCATCGACCTCCGCCGAGGCGTTCCAGGCCAGCGTCGAGGGCGCCTACTACCGCAAGGACATGCTGAAAGCGCGTTCCGAGCGGCGCATCAAGACGGTCCCGTACATCCGCGACATCCCGGTCAATACGTTCTGGGATCTCGGTTTCAACGACTTCAACGCGATCTGGTTCCACCAGCAGGTCGGTACCGAGCACCGTTTCATCGACTACCTGCAGGACAGCGGGGAAGCCGACGTGTTCTACGCGAAGAAACTGCAGGAGCGGCCGTACGTGTACGGCACCCACTACCTGCCGCACGACGCTGACCAGCACTGGAAGGACGGGAACACCGCTTACGATCGTTACCGCAAGCTGTTGCGCGGCATGGGCCGGGTGCAGACCGTGACGAAAGTGGCGGAAAACCGCCTCGGGGTGTCCGCGGTGCGCGCCATCCTGCCGCAGTGCTGGTTCGACGAGCAGAAATGTGAGGTCGGCATCGGCGCGCTCGACCTGTTTCGCAAGGAGTGGGACGAGAAGAACGGCTGCTGGAAGGAGACCTACAAGCACGACGACGCTTCGCACGGCGCCAAGGCTTTCGAGGGCTTCGCGCGCACCTTTGAGGCCATTCCCGGAGCTGCGCAGACCCTTCCTGGCGCACGCACCCGCGGCTGGCGGTCACGCAAGAACCGTGGCCGGCGTAGTTACATGACCGTCTAGGAGATCCGCGTGAGACTCTGGCGTTACCACATACTGAGGGTCGAAGTGCTGCGCGAGGAATGCGCCAGGGCTACCGAGATCTGGCGTGACGGGCATCGCGTCGCGTCCTTGTGCGATGACGATGTTTTCACCGCCCTGGTGGTCGGCATCATCACCGGCTTCGGGGTTGCGCTCCTGATGCGCAACGTCATCACGGAGTAGCCATGGCCATCTTCATCCGTCGCGACGTCACCCAGGAATCGATCGGCACCGTGACCGCCGAGATCGACTGGAAGCGCAAGATCGTCACGCTGCACGGCAAGGACGGACGCGCTCTCGACCCGCGCGAAGTCGAGACCATGAAGCGCTTTCTTGCCTACCACCACCCGGACATCGTGAATCGCCATGGCCTTGCAACCGGCTGGGCGATCACCGGAGAGATCGACGTTCCATTCGACGACCTACCTGCAGGAGCCAGATCATGAAATTCAAACCCTACGACCAGGTGCGCTGGTACGACATCGCGTGCTGCGTGTTGTTTTTCCTCATCGCGCTGTACGCGGCATCCACCTGGGCGCAAACCGCCGGCACGCTCACCCTGAACCTGTCGCAGACCACGCGCAGCGACGGCAAGGTGGACGTGTCGCTCACCTGGAGCACGCAGCCCTCGGCGAAAAGCTGCGAATCGAGCGGCGCGTGGACTGGCTCGCGCAGCGTGAACCGCTCGACGCCGCTGGTATTCACCGCAGTCACGCCGCCAGCCGATTACACGCTGACCTGCCTGTGGGATGATCCGAATGGTCTGGCAACGCTGACCTGGATCCCGCCCACCGAGAACACCGACGGCTCGCCGTTGACCAATCTCGCCGGCTACCGGATCTACTACGGCACCAGCGCCACGCAACTCGGAACGCAGGTTGCCATCACTGACCCGGCCATCGTCCGCCACGAGATCAAGCCGCTGGTGACTGGTACCTGGTTCTTCGCGATGACGGCGCTCAACACCGCCGGTACTGAAAGCGTGCGCTCCGCCACGGTCTCCAAGGTCGTGACCGGCACGACGGTCTCGAAGACCGTGCGCGCGACGGTCGCGATGCCGAATGCGCCGAGCGGGGTGGCCGTCAACTAGGTGTCAGGGGTCACGCCGATGTTGCATGCGCCCGTTCTCGAGCCTCCGTGGGTGTGTTCCGTGTGTGTGTCAGCCTGGACAGGCGATGGGAACTCGGCGTGACCCCGCTTCAAGAGTCGTTCGCCTTGCCCGCGAGCGATGGCCGTCGCATCCATTCGGGCCGCGTGACCTGCGCAAACTCATGGATCCGAACGGCTGGCCGCAGGAGATCGACTTTTCGCGCGCGCCTATCGCTGCCTATGCCGAGTCGTTCGATCGCTTGCGGCGCGGCAAGAACGCCACCAATGAGTTGCGCGGTGGCGCGCTGCGGCAGCGATGGAAGGGCCTCAGACTTGTAACGTGAGTCTCAATTTCAGAGAATTCATGCGCTTGGCGATGAATTCATGTTGAATGCCCCGTGCGGGGCCAGGAGCACTGTATGGGATGTGGCTGCCGTGAGCGTCGCGAACGCATGAAACAACTTGCGGGCCAGGCCGTCGCCGGCGTGAAAAGCGTGTTTCAACACAGCCCTCCCGGATCAGGACAGGCGAATGCGCTGTTGCAGCGCCAACGACTAGGCGCGTTGTTCGCCAGGCGCAAGCCATGAGTGCCCCCGTTCTCGGCGAGCGCCGCTTCGGCGACATCCTGGTGCGTTTCCACTACATCAACCTGACGCCGCAAGAGATCGGCGCCGAACATGAACCGGCTATCTTCGTGACACGCCCAGAGTGGTCTGGTGCGCACAGTGCCTACGTGATCCCGGAATCTACAGCCCATCAGTGGGTGAGTTCAGGCAAGCAGGGCGGCCCGAGTGCCCATGCCATCCACGAAAGCGCGCGCATCGCGCGCATGCTCGGTCTCACCGTGGATCGGCGCACGGTATTCCGCATCGTCGAAGCGGTACTTGACTGTATTCCCGACCTGCTCGACATGCCGCCGTGGCAGCCGCCGCAGCGCGTGGTCGGTGAGTTCGATGCCAACATGGGCGGCAAGCGGATTAATGGAGCGTTGCTCACATGACAAGGATGGCGCAAGGACAGTGAAGTGAGCGCAGTCTTCGACATGGTGAAGCAGACGGGGCCGGTCATCAGCCTCGATCAACGCTATGGCGACCGCCAAGGTAACCAGCCGCAGGGCCACATCCTCGACAGTGAACCATATCGCGCTCGTTTCGCCACGTTGCAGGACTGGTGGACCGAGACCCGTCAGCATCACGCCTACAACCGCTACGAGCAGAGCGTCGACGAGGACTTCTACGATGGCCTGCAGTGGCGCGACGACGATGTTGTCGCGTTGCAGGAGCGCGGACAGTTTCCTTCGGTCTTCAATGTCATCGCGCAGCACATCAATTGGGTGCTTGGCACCGAACGGCGCACTCGTGTCGACTTCCGGGTGCTGTCCCGTGACGGCAAGGACGAGCCTGGCGCACGCATCAAGACTTCGGTACTCAAGTATCTGACTGACACCAATAAGGGCGCCTGGCATCGCAGCTTTGCCTTTGCCGATGCCGTCAAGGTGGGTGTCGGCTGGCTCGAGGACGGTGCTCGTGCAGATCCGTTCGACGAGCCGATCTTCTCGCGTCGCGAGTCGTGGCGGAACATCTGGTGGGATGCGATGGCCGTCGAACCGGACCTGTCGGACGCGCGCTACCTGTTCCGGGTGCGCTGGACCGACACCGACATCGCCAAGGCGATGTTCAAGGACCGGCAGGCCGCCATCGAGGCGAGTTCGCGCAGCGATGACCTGCTGCACTTCGAGGACGACAGCGAGCTGATCGGCTACACCGGATTGTACGGACAGCCGGTCAGCGACCGACAGACCCTGGCGACCGGCACGTCGTTCATGGACTCCACGTTCAACATCGGCACCCGCCGGCGCCGTAACAAGCTGATCGAGTGCTGGTACCGGATGCCTGCCGAAGTGCAGGTGGTGCGACCGCAGCCGGTATCCATTCTGAGCCAGGAGTTCCAGAACGATCTGCAGTCCATCCGCGGTATGGAATATGACGCTGCAGATCCGATGATGAAGCAGCTGGTCGATGAGGGCCTCGCCAGCGTCTACGACGCGGTGCGCATGAAGGTGCGCTGCGCGATCTGGTCAGGGAATTACCTGCTGCAGGACACGGAAAGCGTCTACCGGCACGATCGTTTCCCGTTCACGCCGATCTGGGCGTATCGCCGCGGCCGCGACAACATGCCTTACGGGCCGATCCGCAACATGCGCGACCCGCAGGAAGACCTGAACAAACGGCGCAGCAAGGCCCTGTTCCTGATCTCTGCGAACCAGTTGATCGCCGACGACGACGCGTTCGAGGATTGGGACGAGGCGGCCGATGAGGTCAGCCGGCCGGACGGGGTGCTCAAGAAGAAGCGCGGCGCAGATGTCGAGATCCAGCGCAACCTCGAGCTCGCTCAGGAACACGTCGACCTGATGGAGCAGGATATGCGCTTCCTGCAGGCCGCGTCAGGCGTCACCGAGGAAAACCGCGGCGAAGTCACCAACACCAACTCCGGTGCGGCGATCGACATGCGCCAGCGCCAGGGCAGCGTGGTGAGCGCGGCGCTGTTCGACAACCTGCGGCTCGCGATCCAGTTGCAGGGCGAGCAGCAACTGTCACTGGTCGAGCAGTTCATGGCCGAGCCGACGATCATCCTGATCTCGGATCTCAAGAACATCCCGCATTACGAGCACATCAACTGGCCGACAGTGAACGGCGAGGGGTACATCGACGTCGAGAACCCGATCACCGCAACCGGGGCCCGGTTCGTGGTCGATGCGCAGGCGTTCCGCGAGACCGCGCGTGCCGCCATGTTCGAGCAGTCCATGAATTCGATTCAGACGCTCGACAAGCAGCACCAGATCATGCTACTGGATCTGGCTTACGACCTGTCGGACGTGCCGAACAAGGACGAGTGGGTGCATCGCATCCGCCGCATCAACAAGCAGATCGATCCGAACGATCCGCTGCGCGCCGAGAAGGAAGCCGCACTCGATGCTGCCGACAACGAACGTGCCGATCGCGAAGCGCGCCTGGCTGAGGCGGAAATTGCCCTCAAGCAGGGTACCGCCGACAAGGCCGATGCGCAGGCGACCACCGCGCGTGGCGACACCACGCAGCGCGCTGCCGAGGTCATGGCCGTGCTGGCCGGCAACCCGGAACTCGCGCGCGCCGTCGATATCCTGGTCGACGCATGGCAGCAACGCGGGAGCCCGCAGCCGGAAGCCGGCATGGCGGTGGCCGTCGGCCCCGCCGAAGTGCCGGCGGCGGCTCCTGATGCCAAGCCGAGCCAGCCGACCCCAGGATCGCCGCAAGCGAACGCCAAGTCGTTTGCGGCATCGTCATAACTTCGCATGAGTGGAGAGCCAAGATGAGCAACGATGACAAGTACCCGAATATCAACCTGTCAGATGCCGAGCGCGAAGCGCTCGACGAGGCCGAGGCGGAAGGCGAGGACGGCGAGCTCAAGGGCGACGACGGCGCCGACGTCACCGATACCAAGGCCGGCGCCGCGGCTGAGAAGCCTGACGAGGCCAAGCCAGCCGAGGACGCCAGCAAGCCAGCGGAGCAGCAAGCAGTAGCCGCTGCGGCGTCAGTGGCAGATGCAGGTAAACCAGCCGCGATACCGGCTGTCAAAGCGGATTATGAGGTCATACCGCCGCTGCGGCTGCCAGAAGTCGCGCTCAGTCGCGAGATCCCGAAAGCCGCGGATCTCGACGCGAACATGAAGGCGGTAGAAAAGGAACTGGCCGAACTCGACAAGAAACTGGACGACGGCGAGATCGAGACCAAGGACTACCATCGCGAGCTGCGCAAGCTCAGCGATCGCCGACAGGATATCCGCGACATGCAGAGCGAGATCGGTCTGGTCTCGCGCACCAACGAGTCGGCGCGCGTCGCCGCGTGGCGCAGCGCGCAGGATCAGTTCTACGACAAGAACCCGGACTTCAAGTCCTCGATCCTGCAGGGCGCGCTCGATGCGTCACTGCGCAACCTCTATGCGCAGCCCAAGTACGCCGGCGCCGACTACCTATGGCTGCTCAATCGGGCAGCCGCCGACGTGAATGCCGCCATCGGCCGGAATGCGCCGGCAGCCCCACCCGCAGGGGAGCCTCCGGCAGGTGGCAAGCCGGCACCGAAGGCGACGGACGCCGCCGCGCGCCAGGCGGCCAATGCGCAACGCGCGGCAGCCGACCGCAAGTCTGTGCCGACGACCCTCGGCGGGCTCCCGCAGGCCGGCGTCGATGCCCCGGGTGGTGACGAGTTCTCGCACTTGGATGGCCTGGCTGGCATGGAGCTCGAGAACGCGCTCAGCCGCATGACGCCCGAGCAGCAGTCCAAGTACTTGAGTATGTAGGGAAATGTCGCTTTTCCTCACGGTTCGCCAGAACGAGACGGTGTACGTGGAGATCCCGTCGTCCTGTGGGGACGGCGGGCCTCCCGTGCTCGTCCAGATCGTGCTCCGCGAGAAGCGCGGGCGGACCGCGCGGCTGCAGTTCGACGCGCCGCGCGAAGTCCATGTAGACATTCAACCTCGGGGTGCTGTAAAAGGTGCTCCGAAGCATGCTTTAATCCCGGTCGCATGAGTGACTGTTTCCGCATAGGAGATAGACACTCATGGCACGGACCATCGTTGGCCTGAACGACCCCAAGGCCGTCAAGCGCTATTCGGCGTTCCTCGCGGTCGACACCGCCCGGGTGTCGTACTTCAACCGGAAGTTCACTGGTGTCGGTCCCGATTCGGGCATGCCGATCCAGATGCTCCCGCAACTCGAGAACGACGCCGGCGAGCAGATCACCTACGACCTCTCCGTCCAGCTGCGTCAGGCGCCGATCGAAGGCGACGACAAGCAGGAAGGCACCGAGGAAGCGCTCAAGTTCTACACCGACAGCATCTACATCGACCAGATGCGCGGTGGCGTGAACACCGGCGGGCGCATGACCCGCAAGCGCACGCTCCACAACCTGCGCAAGATCGCGAAGAAGCGGCAGTCCGAATGGTGGGGCCGCGTGTTCGATGAGCTCTGGTTCATGTACCTCTCTGGTTCACGCGGTGCGAACACCGATTACATTTTCCCCACCAACTACACCGGCTTCGCGAACAATGCGTTTGCCACGCCGGACGCCGAACACGTCCTCTATGGCGGTGACGCGACCAGCTTCGCGACGATCTCAAACAACGATCAGATCACGCTCGCGGTGATCGACAAGGCAGTGGTACGCGCCGAAATGATGGGCGGCGGCACGCAGGGCACCCCGCAGATCCAGCCGATCATGATCGATGGCGAGGAACACTATGTCCTCGTCATGTCGCCATGGCAGGCCTATGACCTGCGCACCGCTACCTCGACAGGCCAGTGGCTCGACATCCAGAAGGCAGCAGCTGCTGCACAGGGCCACAGCAACCCGATCTTCAAGGGCGGCCTCGGCATGTACAACGACGTCGTGCTGCACAAGCACAAGGGCGTCATTCGCTTCACCAACGCGGGCGCGGACACCCTGCAGCCAGCGGCGCGCGCGCTGTTCCTGGGTGCGCAGGCCGGTGAGTGCGCATTTGGCTCGCCTGGCACCGGGCTCAGGTTCGACTGGCACGAGGAAACCCGCGACAACGGCAACGAGGTCGTGATTTCAACGAGCTCGATCTTCGGCTGCAAGAAGACGCGGTTCACGATCGACGGTACCGCCAAGGACTTCGGCGTCATCGCGGTCGATACCTACTCGACCAACCCGGCTCCGTAATCGGCCGCCACCAACTGAATTGACAGGAGATCCACGATGGCTGCAAGCGCACGTTCACACCCGCTGGCCGAGAACGCTGGCTATTCACTCTCCGGGACCGCCTCTCATGAGTGTGTCCCGCTGCGCGCGTCGGTCACGCTGCCGGCGGACCACGAGCTCAACGACACGATCGCCCTGTTCAAGCTGCCGGCCGATGCGAAGATCCTCGACTGCATGCTGGTGGCGAGCGATCTCGACTCGAACGGCGCGCCGGCGATCGCGCTCGATCTCGGCGTTATCGATACGGTGCAGGATCCGAGCGACACCACGGATGTCGACGCCTTGCTCGATGGTGTAACGGTCGGGCAGACCGGCGGCATCGCTCGCATGACGCTCGCCACCGGCTACCGGGTTGCGGTACGTCCCTACGACCGGACCATTCGTCTGCTGATCGCGACCGGCGCGGCCACCGCGCAGGCCGGCCAGGTGGACGTGGTCGTGTGGGTCAGCCCGAAGCAGGCGAACGGGAACGATAACGCGGTCACGATCGCCACGTAAGCTGCTGGCATCGCGACGGGCGGCTGTGGGTTGTCTGCCGGGGGCCCGCTTTGCTTCGGCGGGGCGGGCCCCGATCTTTGATGGAGGACATGAGATTGATGCAGGCGGGTCCGGTTATGACGCATAGCAGGCAGTGCATCCATGGCTGAGGTGCTTGCGCCGCCTCCGTGGAACCTCGAGCAGCTCATCGAAGCCGCGCGCGAGCGCCTGGATGACCTGCCAGGGGACGTCGTTGATGCCGCCGTCGAGGACTGGAAGGCGAACGATGACGGCCTGCTGTGGACGAATTCCGAGCTCGCGCAGTACGCCGATGAGGCGCAATTCGAGATCGTCAGGCGCCGGCCCATCAAGGACAACACGACGGCTGCCATCACGCAGATCGCCGTGACTGCTGCGGCACCGACGTACCCCTACCACGCCAGTATCCTGCAGATCGAGGACGCCTATTTCGTGGAGACGGTGGCTGGCACGCACCACGAGCTCGTCAAGCGCACCCACGCAGACATGCGTGACTTCCGGCCGCTGTGGCGCACCGATGAGGACGGCAAGCCGGACACCTACATCGAGGATCTGACCGAGCGCAGCGTTACGCTGTACCGCACCCCAGACGTGGCTGGCACATTGTTCCTGACGGTCAGGCGGCTTCCCAAGTCCAGGCTCAACTGGAACTTCCGCAACGCCATGCTCGAATGTGCCGCTGAGCACCAGTACAACCTGCTCGACTGGATCCTGTACCGGGCCTACGCCAAGGATGACATCGAGACCCGCGATGAACGGCGCGCCAAGACCCACCTGGACGAATTCAATGTGGCGATCGGCGTGCGGCCCAGCGCAGCGCGCGAACAGCTGCTGCGCAACGAACGCAATACCTACCGGCGCACACACGCGCAGTTCTTCTGATGGACGTTCTGCTAATGGCCATCACATTCTTTCTCGTGATATCGAGTTACACGAACTACAACTCGGCGCCGGCCAGTCTTGCGACTATGCGTGGCGGGGCGAGTCTATGACGATACGTTTTTTCTGGCGCTGCGAGTCGGAGACACTGGATCCAGTGCATGATTACAGCGCCGGCGATATTACCGCGACATCTGCGGAAAGCGCCTCATTGGCAGCTGGAGCCGGTATGGTCGGTGGCAGTGGGCTGCTTACTGGTTTGCGTCTCACCGGGACATTCGGGCCGCGCTACACGTTTGCGATGCCAGGACTGTGTAACCCTTCGGTCGGCTCAATAGGGTTTCTGGTTCGTGCCATGGCGTTGCCGACAGCGCCGGCGGCGTCGCTCAAATTCGTAGGACTATACGGCGTTGGGTCGTTCAACTGGATTGAAGTCACTGCGGAAACTGATGGTTTTGTCTATCTCGAACATTCGGAAAACACCGGGCAAACCAACACTGATATTTTTACTCAGACTAACGTCCTAACCGAGGTTGGCGCGCAATACGGCATCGTCGCCAGGTGGGATGCTGGCAACTCGCGTCGTAGCCTCGAGATTTATAGCAAGAGCGGAGCGCTACTGCATAACTACACAGAAACAACCAAGTTCTCGCAGTACGTCCCAACCGAGCTAAACGATGAAATGTGGATCGGTGGTGGCGACATAGGGACTTATAATTCTGATGTCCACTTGGACAATGTGTTCGTGTCTGATGCCTACGACGAGCCAATCCAGGAGAACTTCCGCATCACTTCGTTCACGGAGTATGACGCCGCACGTCGGCGTCGGATCCTCATGGGGCGTGCGGCATGAGTAGTGAACGCGACCTGGAAGGCTACATGATGATCGATCACCGCGATGCGCCTCCGGTACCGGACTGGATGCTGCGTCAGGCCGGTCTGCCATCAAGCATGGGACGCGGTCTTGCTGAGAGTGCGACCTACACCTGCAAACACTGCTGCGCGGTCGTCGTCCTGAATCCTGACCGTTCGCGCGAACGCGCGTGGTGCCGCGCCGGCAAGCATCGCATCTGTGATGCTTGCGCAGTGACTTATGCGCGCACCAAGATCTGTGTTACGTTCGACCGACTCGCCGACATGGCGCTTGAGGCAGCGGTCTCCGGCAAGCAGCAAGCGCCACGCATCATCATCCCCACGTAAGGAGAAAGGGACATGGCCCGGTACAACCTGACCTACGAAGCGATCACCAACACGGCGTTCGCCGATACCACCGGCATGACGGATAACAACTATCCGTTCCTGCTGCAGGGTGGCAACAGCACGATGCGTCTCAACATCAGCGAAGTGTTCGCGGGTGGCGAGTCGGCGGCCAGCGCGCCTACGCACATGAAGCTGGCGCGTGACTCGACTGTCGGCGTGACGGTGACCGCGGGTACCTGCCGCAATGCCGCAGCAGATGGTTCGTCGGTGGCGCCAGGCACGCTCGCCGTGTTCGGCCACTCGGCGGTGACCGATCCGCAGCGCTCGTCCACGCTTCACCTGCTGTCCATGGCGTTCAACGCGTTCGGCGGCCTGTTCCGCTGGGTGGCGCGCCACGGCGAGGAAATCAGCGTGGTCGGCAACACGGCGTCGCTCGGCGAGGTCTCGCTGTCTGCCTTCACCGGTGGCGGCGGCATCACGTCAGGCCACTGCATCTACGAGCTGGTCTAAGGCTCGGCACATCTAGCGGGCCGGCATTATGCCGGCCCGCTGTTGCGCGCCGATATGCCGCGGCTGCATCGCAAGATCTGGCTGTGGAGCGGCGAGTGGTGGGCGTTACAGCTCTACATTAACCGCTACCTGAGCGTGGGCGTTCACGTCGATTGTCAGCGTCCGCTGATCGACATTCATGCCGGCTGGTTCATCCTGGCGCTAGGGCGCCGGCCTGAGATCACTCTGGACGCGGATGCGCAACGCCAGAGTTGCCGTGGCTTCCTGATTAGGCCGGTGCTGTAGTGGCCACGATCAGCAAGTTTGCCAACGCGCATACCATCATCACCACCGGGTACACGAACCCAACTAATGCGTTCGATGACGACGGTACCAACGCGACCGCATCCCCAGCCAAGAATACCGACGTCAGTGCATATTTTGGTTTCCCGGCGTTTACGACCGGCGACATCCCGGATGGTTCGACCATCAATTCGGTGACTGTCGAGGTCGAGTTTTTCGTCGATATCACGACATCGGTTGCCGAACAGTACGTCCAGGCATTCGTCACCACCACCGGGCAGGGGGCAGAACAGTCCAATACGGCAGAGCCCACGTCGCCGACAGTGCTCAGCCACACGGTCACGACCATCACACTTTCTGACCTGCGCACTGCAGATGTTGCACGCTGCAGGTCGCGATCGAGACGTGGTAACAGCTCGACTGCGGTGCAATTCAGTCTCGACTATGCGCGCATCACCGTAGATTACACGGCGCCAGTCCCAGATCCGTTCCGTGCAGATCCGAGCGATGCCGCGGCCGACGCAAGGAAGAAACCATCATATGCCCCGGATCAGCTTGCCAGCTGGTCGGTTTCCTTCGACATCCCGGCCGAACCTTTCAAGCAGGCAGACTCCATGGCGGGTGATGTTACGATCAGGCTAGGAATTGACGGGGTCGATCAGACCCAGAGTTGGCTGATGGCGTTCGGCCCACCGCCGGAGTCGCCGCCAGCACCGCCGCCCCTTATGGGGCAGGGATGGATGTAGTGCCGCGTACCGCAGACATATTTGCTGCTACCAGTAACGCCGCAACCTTTCAGGGCGGTGGCACCAATTATCTCGTGGAGACGACTGGCGGTGTGCTCTACCTCATCTACATTGACACCAACATCGACGTCGTTTTCATCAAGTCGACAAATGGTGGCTTTACGTGGTCAACGCCCACCGTCATCTTCGCTGGCAGCGCAACCGCTGTGTCGGTGTGGTACGACCGCTGGAGCAACATCGCAGCCGGCCTTATCCACGTGGCATATCAGGAATCTGCCACTGACGATACCTTCTACAGGACCATCAACACCGCGTCGTCCGACGCACTCTCGACGCAGACGACCATTTTTCTTGGTGCCTCGACTGCAGCTGGCGGCCATCTGTCAATCACTCGCGCGGTGGGCGGGAACGTTTACTGCAAAACGGTGATTGACGCTGGCGCAGAAGGCGGGTTTTTCCGTTTGCTTAATGCGAACGTGCCGAATGGGGCGTGGGACGCTGCACGCACGGTAGATGAAACAATCGCGACTGTGGATCAAATGATCCTGTTGCCAGATTACGATGCTGCCGACACTCAGGACATTCTGGCAATCTTCTGGGATGCGTCTGCCAATGAAATCAGCCGCAAGTTGTATGACGACTCTGCGAATTCATGGAGCGAGACGAGCATCGCGACCTCGATGGCAGAACAAAACGCCACGAGCACGTGGCCTGATTTCGCGGTTGCCATGGACATCGCCAACACACGGCATTTCCTGGTCGCATGGAGCGGCACCGACCTGGCTAGTTCCAGGCTGCGCGCGTGGACTGTGGATTCCGGCTCGATCACCGCGCTCACCGATGTCGTCTCGAGCAGCACTGACGACCAGGGCATGACCGGGATCACGCTCGACACGAATACCGGCAGATTGACCGTCGTGTATGCCGGCAAGACGGATGGCTCAGAGACCTTCCCTACGGCGATCAATATATACCGCAAATTTTCGGATGATAGCGGCACGACCTGGAGTGGCGAGGAATTGCTGACCACGGTCGCGCGCGACATTGCGCAGCTGTTCGTGTTTCCGAGGCGCTACATCAATCCCTATGCGGTCGCGTTCGTATGGAATCTGAGCGTCGATCAGCTGATGGTGAACGTGCAACTCGCGCAACCGCAAGCAAATTTCCAGCTCTACGGGGGCTGACATGGCCAATTGGAACCCGCCGACCAAGAACGCTGACTTCGAGTTCGACATCCTGCTCCAAGATTACGCCAGCCCCGGCAACTGGAAGTCGAACCCGACGCTCGCCTCCGGCGACTTCAAGATCATCAAGGACGGCGGCGCCGAGGCGAACCTTGCGACCTTGCCCACAGTGACGCCCGCCAGCGGGCGCTACGTGCGCGTGCAGGTATCGGCCACGGAAATGAACGCCGATAAGGTGACGATCGCGTGGGCCGATCAGACCACTCCGAAGGAATGGGCTGACGGCGGTATCTGCATCCTGACGACTACTACGTAACGCGCCATGGCCTTCCGGGTCTTTTTCGGACACCCGGCGCAACAGGCGGCTGCGCCGTTCACGCCAGCCGATACCGCGCTGGACGTTGCACGCAAGCCCCAGGTCTTTACCGACATAGTTCCGAACCTGCTGCTGACGCTGCTGGCTGCAGCGCCTGCTGCGCCGTTCACGCCCGTCGATGCGGCGCCCATCGATCAGATTCGCGAAGTTCAAAGCTTCGAGTCTGGCACCAACATAGCACTTCTTGAGGCCGTCGAAGAATTCCATGCCGCGGGCGTTACCTTCACTGCCTACGAACGCAAACCGGAGTACGAGCACGCGGTTTTGCAGAACCGCATCATTCTGGTCCCGCTCGCGGACGTCTATATCCCTGGCGGGTTGCTGCCAGCGCAGGCGCCAGAGCGCCAGCCGGATCAGGACGCCGACTCCGTTCCGACGCCATACGCGCTCATCACGCAGGCCCCAGCTGCTGCGCCATTCGTGCCGCCCGACCAGCAGGACGTCACTCGCCGCGCCGATCAAGTCTCTGATGCACAACCGAGCCAGTTGCTGCTTGCGCCCGTCTCGACGCCATTCGCAGCGGTAGAAACTGCCCAGGATCCGGCGCGCCCGGCGGACGTCGATGGCGAGATCGGGAGAAGCCTGAACGTTCCGTGGTTGCCGATTCTCCCGGTTGATGCCGAGCAACCCTATGAGCGGAGAGCCGACTACCACGTCGAGGCTGACCCAGCGGCCTATGCGCTGCGCGCCATTCTGGCGGCGCCGTTCCCACAGGTCGACGCACCATCAGAGATTCAGCGCAAGAAAGACCAAGTCGTCGAGCAGGTCTCAGCGCCGTATGAGGAAGCCGGGGTTCTCGAGGCCCCATTCCGTCCAGTCGATACGACCGATGCGCCGACGAGAAAGCCTGACCCGCAGGCCGATGTCGCGGCAAGTCTCGATGTGCCGTGGACGCCGTTTACGCCAATCGAATATGGGCAACAACCAGAACGTCCGGCAGACCAGGCGGTAGAGCAAGCGCCTGCCGCGTATGCGATGGCCGCTATCCTCGAGGCGCCTTTTGCGGCCATCGATACAGCGCAGCCGGCGCCTCGACGCATCACGGTACAGCCAGAGCCGGATCAGACGCCGTACACGCTGTTCGCGGTCGTCGAGGAAGCAACGCCATTCGCGCCCATTGACTTCGCGCAACCCGAGCGGCCTCGTCAGGATCAGGTCGAACAGGCTGGCACTGACCTGCCTGAAAGACTGCAGAACGTCACGCTGCGCGGCACCGTCGTCGTCGTCCAGCCCGGCCGGCAGACGATGGCGCAACAGCCGGAGCAGACGCCGAGCTGGGCTATCTACTACGGCGGCGGAGAGGCTCCGTTCGCGTCGATAGATCTTGTCGGCCAGCCTGAACCTCTGCCCGTAGAGCACATAGGCGATGTACCAAGCACGCTCGCGCTCATTACTCGGCCGGTGGTGCCAGTTGAGACTGTCGATGTCATAGAACGGCTGCGCGACCAGGTCGTTGAACAGGTATCTGCGCCATACGAGGAAGCTGGTCAGCTTGCCGCACCGTTTGCTCCGGTCGAGGATGGACAAGAGCCAGAACGACGCCCCGATCAAGTTGTAGAGCCGGTTGCTGCGCCCTACGAAGAAGCGGGGGCGCTTGAGGCGCCGTTCCGCCCGGTCGATACGACCGACGCGCCCGAGCTCAAGCCAGATACGCAGGACTTCTACTACGCGAGTCTCGACCTGCCGTGGGCCCCGCTTATCCAGGTCGAGGATGGGCAGGAGCCGGAACGGCCTCGCGAGCAAGCTGCCGATACTCAGCCTGCGCCCTATGCCCTGTACGGCATTCTGGCTGCTCCGTTCCCGGCGGCCGAGCCGGTCAATCCGACGCCGCGTGCCGATCAGGTCGTTGAGCAGATGCCGGTTGCGATCGCGCTGACCACGGCGCCGATCATCCCGCTGTACCCGATCGACTGGACGCCAGACCCGGTACGCAGGCCAGACCAGACAGTCGAGTATCAGCGGAACACGCTGTTCGTCGAGTTCCAGCCGCCTCCGTACCTACCGGTCGACACGACCAGCATGCCAGAGCGGCGGCCTGAATACGCGACCGACACGGCCGTTTCGATTCCGCAGGAGCAGGCCCCGTTCGTGCCGGCTCTGTTTGAGCAGGTCGAGCGCGATCGCAATGTCGTCGTCGACGAGGTCGTTGCCCTCACCCCGGAGACTGTCGAGCCGTTCCGTCCGGTGGACGCCGCAGAGGGCGCCCCCAGACGTATCTCGATCGCGATTCCGGATGTCACCAATGTTCTGTTGCCATCCACCGTGGCGCCGTTCGCAACACTCGAGCAGCCGACGGTCGCGCGCCGTACCACCCAGCAGGTAGATGACGTACCCAGCCTGGTCCTGACCCTGTACGGGCCAGCGCCGTTCGTGGCGGTGGATGTCGAACAGCCCTACGAGCGCCGTGTACCGCGCCAGACGGACGGGGATCACCCGTCCTACGTCCTCTACGGCATTCCCGCCGGGGTCGTCACGCACGTCGACTGCCGGTTCTGGCTGGCTGATCCGGTCGGGCTGGTCTGGACTGCAGATCCTGTTGGCCTTTCATGGACCGCGGACTCCTGCCCGGTCCAATGGGCCGGAGACCAGATCGCCGTGATATGGCTGGCGGATCCGGTGCTTACGATCTGGCTGGCGGACCCGATCGTGACCTCCTGGACCGCCGATCCTACCCCGGAGAGTTGCGAGACCTGACCACGGGCGGGTATAAGGTGGGTACCGGTCGCATGAGTGACCCCTGCGTTACGAAAAGGGGCACGTTGCGATGGCTCAGACCCTCCGCAAACAGCCGTCCGAGTCGTGGTTGTACGACATGGACTTCGCGCCGCGCCTCGCCGACGCGGACGTCATCGCGTCAGTCATTTCCATCGCTCAGCAGGAATACAACACCGACACCGGGGCACTGTCGTCCACCACCGACCTGACGTTCAGCAGCCAGGCGTTCTCCGGCCAGAAAGTGCAGGTGCGGATCAGTGGTGGCACACACGGGAAAACCTATCTCATCACCTTCAAGGTGACGACCTCGGCCGGCAATAGCGCAGAGGCAGAAGGTTTCCTGCAGACACTCGATCTCCCGCAGGCCGCCTAGCCATGCCAGATCCCAAGCGGCTCAACTTCGAGGGTCCGATCAAGTTCGAGGGCTGGCGCGACGGCCTGAACACACTGCTACGCGACGACAGCCTGCCGATCTCTGCCCTGCGACGCTGCGTGAATTACGACATCGACGATGCCGGGCGCCTCGAGCGCCGTGCCGGCCGGGTCAAGGTCTACAACGGCAGCATCCAGGAAGGCTCGCTGTGGTCGGGCCGGAACCGCACCCTGTTCGTCGAGGGCGGCGATCTGCGTGAGCTGCTTGTCATGTCGAATGGCAGCTATGCCTCGCTGACCTTGCGCGTCGGAGTTGGCGCGTACCCCATGAAGTACCTCGAGCTCAATGGCGCGGTGTACTACACGAATGGCCTAGTCACCGGCGTCATCAGCGCGATCGGCGTGAACCGCGCGTGGGGCCTACCGGCTCCTGGCAATCAGCCGAATCTCGCCGCTGGCGGGCCCGGTGGTGAACTGCAGGAAGGCCGTTACCAGGTAGTTATCACCTTTCTCACTGCTGACGGCGAGGAATCCGGCACTGGCGTCGCGAAGCAGATCGAGGTTGGTGCCGGCGGGTCTATCCTGCTTTCCGACTTCCCGCCGGCGCCCACCGGCGCGGCAGCGATCCGGGTGTACTGCTCGCATGTCCACGGCGAAGGACTCTACAAGGTCGCCGACATCGCGGCCAGTGCCTCTACGTTCCAGATCGTCAAGGTCTCGAACGTCGCTACCGCGTTGCTGCGCACGCAGTTCTGCCAGGCTCCGCCCGCTGGGCATCTGCTCGAGTACCACAACGGTCGCATTTACATCGCGTCAGGCAGCGTGCTCTGGCACACCGAAGCACTGCGCTACGGCTGTGTGCATCCTGGCAGAGGCTTCCTGTTGTTTCCCGCGCCGATCACCGTGGTCAAGGCGGTGAGCGACGGCCTGTACGTGTGTGCTGACCGCACGTACTTCGTGTCCGGCATGGACACGCCAGATTTCAAGCAGCGCGAAGTCCTGCCCTATGGCGGGGTCTACGACACCGGCATCGACATGCCCAACTACGACGCCGTTGCGTGGTTCAGCCACCAGGGGCTTGTGTTCGGCGCGCGCAACGCGGAGATCCTCAATGTCATGCAGGACCGCGTCGCGGTCTCGAAATACGGTTCAGGCGTCATGCAGGTTCGCGAGCGGGCGGGGCTCCGCCAGATCATCGCGAATCTCAAGGACGCCGAGCTCTCGGTTTTCGCCGCCCCTGATTACGTCACCCTCGAAGCCGCGCGGGCGGGTGCGGCACTCATCTAACGGAGATCATCAATGGCTGCGAATCTTGCTTACTTCGAGGTCCGTCTGTCTGGAGGCGCTGCCAATACCAGCGCGGTAGCCTCCATCGGCGGTGCAATTTCCACGGCGGGCGGTGGCCGTGTGCTGTCACAGACCGCGACCGGCCTGACGACCATCACCGGCGTTACCATCGACGATGCCATGGGGCAATCCGAAGGCGTCGGCTCGCTGTTTTTCGACCAGAGCGCCGGCACACTGCGCTGGACTCCGCCTGGTGGAACGGCTGGCACTTCGGTCGTGGTCAGCGCGAATGGCAAGTACGCGATCCAGGGTGGCAACAATGGCGGCGTGCTGCTCGTCACCGTTGTTGCGGCAAGCCTGCCGTCCAGCGACCAGACCAACTCGGTCACGATTGCCAACCAGACGCAGAAGATCTTTGACGACGTCAGCAAGGCGGAGTCGTTGGCCGGTCAGACCGTGTATCGCGGGCTGTACTTCAAGAACCAGCACACGTCGGATTCCATTACGAACATCAAGTACTGGATCTCGACGAACACGCCTGGGCAGGACAACATCCAGATCGCCAATGCCTCGGAAGCCAAGAACACGTCGATCGAAACGCTTGCTAGCGAGACTACGGCACCAACAGGAATCGATTTTACGGCGAACAATCCCGTGGATCTGGCGAGCGCGCTCACACGCTCCGACCTGTTGTTCGGCGACTACCACGGCTTCTGGGCGCGGCGTGTCGTGCCTGCTGGTGTGTCAGCGGCCGTAACGAAAAACACGTTCCGGCTGGGCTTTCAGATCTACGTGTAAACAGGAGCCGCCACATGGCTTTGCGCCATTGGGACGGCTTCACGGCGTACAACGAGTTGGCCGATCTCGACCACCTCTACGTTCGCGAGGGGTCGACCACCAACATCGCGATCGTGCCGAATGGCGGTCCGCAGGAATTGGGTGGGGTAAGGCTCGGCGGCAGCAATCTGCTGAGCGCCGGGTTTTACCGCACCATTACGTCTTCCACCACGGTCATCCTGGGCTTCTGGTACCGCTGGGATAGTTTCGATACCAGTGCAGGCGATCTATATGACCGCATCATGTACCTTGGGGCAAGCGCCACCGAGGTCATCAGCCTGCGCCAGTACTCGGATGGCAGCCTGCGTGTCTATAGAAGCGGGTCTACGCTGTTGTTTGACTCGGCTGTGGCGTCGTATTCCCCAGACGGTCTGACCACCAACTACATCGTGCCGGAGGATGAAAACCGGGTCGAGATTCGCGTGTTCAGTAGCGCGACTGTTGGCACACTCGAAGTCCGCGTAAATGGCAAGGTGTGGACAGCACAGGTCAACATCAACACGGGCGGCAGCAGCATCACACGTATCTACTTCCAGACGGGATCGACTGGAGCGGGGGCTGAATACGAGATATCAGAAGTCTACGCATTCGATGACACGGGCACGTTCAATAACTCGTTCCTCTATCCGTGGCGCGCAGTGCTGTTCAGGCCAACCTCGGACGACTCAGTTGCATTCACACGTAATACCGGGGCTGCCAATTACGAGACTGTTGACGACGAGCCACACGACGCGGATGGCAGCCATAACGCGTCTACCGCCAATGGCCAGGTAGATCGCTTCGCAAGTACCGGAACCATTTCAGGACTTACGTCAAAAATTGCGGCCGCGAATGTGGTGAGCATCGCGCGACGTGAGAGCGCCTCGCAGAATATTCGCAGCAAGATCAGGCATGGCGGTATCGACGGTAACGGTTCCTCCTTTGCGTTGCCGAGTGCCGAGGACTACCGCCCGGTTATTCAGTCATTCGAGACCAACCCGTCGACCAGCGCACAGTGGACGGTCACTGAGATCCAGGACGCCACGTTCGGTTACGAGTCCATGGCGTAGTACATGGTCGCACGGGTCACACAGAACTATCTCGAGATCCTGGTCGCTGAGGGTACCCCGCAGTACGGCTGGGTCGATGGCCAGTATCTGCTCGACTGGACGCAGATCACGCTGGCCTTTGACGCTGAGTACAACCTGCCCATCTATGAAGCACAGCTGGGCTTCGCCGATGGTCAGTTCAATCTAGATTCACAGACACAGACGTTTGGATTTGCTGACGGTGATTACACGCTCAATGCGTTTGCCCAGCAGTTCAATGCGGCAGATTGCGAATTCCAGCTAAATGCCTATGCGCGCGTTACTGGATATACGGATGCGCAGTTCACTCTGGACGTCTATACGCAGGTACTGCAGGCGGTCCACGCTGAATATGTGCTCGCCGCTTACTCGGTACAGCTTGGGCATGCTGACGGTCAATACGTTCTCGACGCGCGTTTCGAGCTCAACAATGCGATCGATGGCCAGTACGTTTTCGATTCCTATGCGGCCGTGCAGGGCTGGACCGATTCCACACATGCCCTGCTGGTCTATGACATCAGACAGAGCGCTGCAGATTGCCAGTACGTCCTCGATGCCAACGTCGCGCAGCAGGGCTGGCACGACGGCCAGTTCGGGCTCGATGCGTATGCGCCAGCGGCCGGGTTCGCTGATGCACAGTTCGTGCTCGACATATTTGCCATTCAATCTGGATACACGGACGGCCAATTCCACCTTGACGCGTGGGTGCAGACATTTGGCTACTGTGATGGAAGTTTCACGCTCGATGCATTTGTGGCTCAGACTGCTGCGTTCACATCTACCTATACACTTGATGCGTACAGCATCGCGCTGGGCGCCACAGATGCGCAGTATGACCTTTCAATCTATGTCGCGCAGATAGGTGCTACCGACGGCCAATTCACTCTGGACGCTTGGGTCCAGACCTTCGGCTATGTCGACGGTCAATTCTCTCTCGATGCGTGGACCGCCTACCAGGGCGCAACGGATGCCCAATTCGCGCTGGATTCCTATGCGGCCGCATTCGGGTGGACGAACGCAGAATTCAATCTGCAGGTATTCACAGTCCAGCTTGGCACCACAGATGGCAGCTACACACTGGATGCGTGGCAGGCGGTGCAGGGCTGGGCGGACGGCCAGTTCAATCTCGACGCTTATGCCGTCCTGCTCGGATTCTCTGATTCTGAATTCAATCTGCAGGCCTACGAGGCGATTGCCGGGTACGCGGATGGTGCCTATCTGCTCGACGCATTCGGCGCAGCACTGGGATTCACTGACGCCACCTACGAGTT